CCGCCGCGCTCGCCGCTGCGAAAGCGCGCTCCGATCGCCTCGACAAGCTCGTGACGCTGCACGAGAACCGCGTGCGCGCAGTGCAGCGTGAGGACGGCACCTTCGTCACTCAAGTCGTCAACCCCGACGGGACGCCGGCCTACAGCCGTCGCACCGGGAAGCTGACGCAACCCATGGGCCTCGACGAAATCGCCGAGGAAGCCATGCGCGAACTGCCGGAGTTCTTTGAAGGCGCGAAGATCAACGGCACCGGCGGCGGGAACGCGATCAATGGGCACGGAGCGGGACGCTTCTCCATCTCGCGCGAGGTCGCGCTGAACGATCCGAAGCAATACGACGCGCTCAAGGTGCAGGCGAAAGCCAACGGCCAGAGCGTGACGCTCACCGACTGACAACTCGATCACGCGCGCGGCGCAGTGCTGCGCGCGACCAATAGCCCCGCGCGGGATGCAAGGGGGGCGATTGCAGAGGCGGGATGCCGAAGCGCGCTGAACAGCACGTTTCGGAGCGCTGTGCGCTCAAGGCATCACGATGGTTCTCGGCAATTACGACGCAGCCTACTACGCCCTCGAGGGTCTTCAGATCCTGAAGAACGCGATGGGCATGGCCGGTCGCGTGCACATGGGATTCGACGCGGAACGTCGAACCTTCAACAAGGGCTCGACGATCAAGATCAGTCGGCCCGGCACGTTCACCGCGACCGCGGCGCCGGCAACGGCAGTCGATCCGCAAGGCACTGACGTCGATATCACGCTCGACCAAGACTACGAGGTCAAAGCGAAGATCACGGACAAGAACTACGCCTACACCGGGCCGAAGTTCGTCAACGATCACATCGCCCCGATGGTCTACGCCATCGCGGACAAGATCGACGTCTCGCTCGCGGCGCTCTACGCGAACATCCCGAACTACTACGACGTCGCAGGCGGTGCATCGACGACCGCGGTGGTCGCGGACATCACGGGCCTGAAGCGCGTCATGTTCAACGCGCAGGTGCCGTTCAACAACCCGGCCGATCTGCACTTGATGATCGACGGCGGCGCGCAAGACGCCTTCGAGAAGCTGCAAGCGTTCTCGCAACTGCAAGGCGCGGGTCCCGCGGCGATGCAGACACTCACGGGCGGCGGACTCGGCAACAAGTTCGGGTTCAACGTCTGGGCGAACCAGAACGTGCAGTCGCACACCAAGGGCACCGTGAACGACACGGCGCTGCAAGGCGTCGGCACGCAGGCCGCGGGCGTCACCACGCTCAACCTGGACGCGGTGGACGCCGGTGTGACCGGCACGCTGGTCGCGGGCGACGTGCTCGAGATCACGCACACCGTGCTCGGGCTGCGCAAGTACGCGGTCACGGCGCTGAACACGGCGTCGGGTAACGCTTTCACGGCGGTGGCGATCACGCCGGCGCTGGCCGAGGCGATCCTCGACAACCACGCCGTCACCGTGCGCGCGGACAACCACGTCGCGATGCTCGGGTTCCACAAGAACGCCTTTGCTCTCGCCTTCGCGAAGCTTCCCACCTACGAGGAGCACGTCGGCGGGAACAACTCGGCGAACTTCGCGTCGATCCAGGACCCGGACACCGGCGTGTCGCTGCGCATCGGGTTCTACTCGATGCCGGACATCTCCGAGCTGCGCGTGAAGGTCGGCGCCCTGTGGGGCGTGAAGACGCTGAACCCGTACCTCGCGGCGCGGCTCTGCGGTTGATCGAGCACGGGGGATGCGAGCGGCCTTGATAGCCGTTCGCCGGTCGCGCGGGAACTCCTTGCCCCGCGCGACCGCCTCCCCCGGATCCACCGATGGCGCTCGACGTCACGATCGGCGGAACGGCATCGGACAGCTATTCCACGCTGGCCGAGCTCGACGCCTACGTCGCTGCGTTCAAGAGCGCCGCGGAGTTCACGACGTGGGACGCGCTCGACGACGCGGACCAGGAGCTCTACGCGCGCCAGGGGACGCAGTGGATCGACTCGTACTGCGTCGGTCGATGGAAGGGATACGCGGCCTCGAGCACGCAGGCGCTCGACTACCCGCGCTCTGGCGTGACCGACGGGGACGGCTACGCGATCGAATCGACGGTGCTTCCGACGTGCCTCAAGCAAGCACACGCCGAGGCTACGTTTCGCCTGTCGGTCGGCACCGAACTCATGCCCGACGGCAACGCGGGCGAGAACGTCGAGAGCGAATCGAAGTCGATCGGCTCGATGAGCAAGTCCGTGACCTACGCGGGCGTGAAGGACGCGACGCCGACCTTCCCGCTGATCGACAGGCTCCTCTCGCCGTTGCTCAACGGTTCTCCGACTGGCTTCGGCTCGAAGCGACTGGAGCTTGCTTGAGCACCTTCGGCGACGAGATGCGCGCGCTCGCGGTCGAGCTGGTCGAGCAGGACTTCCCGTGTTCGGCGACGTGGATCGTCGGCCCCGACTCCTCGAGCTACGACGCTGCGACCGGCAAGGCGACGGCTCTCGGCACGACTTTCTCGATCACCTGCTCGCCGCCGCAGCCGTTCGATATCGCGATGGTCGATGGCTCGACGATCCTCGCTGGCGATCTTTCGGTGATCCTGCCGGCGGACGGGCTCGCCTTCACTCCGAAGGTTGGCGACTCGATCACGGTCGGCGGCGACACGATGCAGGTCGTAGCGCTTGGCCGCGAACAGCCGGACGAACTCCCGGCGGCATGGGTGGTCGCGTGCCGGAAGTGAAGTTCTCGGACGTGCGCAGCTTCACGCTGGCGGTGCAGACCGCGGGCAAGGCGATCCCCGCGAAGATCATGTCGCAGGTCCAGCGCAAGCTCATGCTCACGGCGCTGCGGCGCGTGATCCTGCGAACGCCGGTGGACACGGGGCGCGCGCGCGGGAACTGGCAAGTCACGCTCTGGATTCCGGCGACGACTCCGCTGCCGAACCTCGACAAGAGCGGGCGCGCGACCGAGGCGCAGGGCTTCGGCGTGATCGCGAGCCTCGTCCCCTACTCGCGCTCGTTCATCTCGAACTCGCTGCCGTACATCGGCGTCCTCGAATACGGGCTCTACCCGATCCCCGGCGAGGGCCCGATTCGACCGCGCGCGTTCCAGTTCGTGACGCGCAAGGGCAAGGTCGTCAAGGCTCGCACGAGCACGCGCCAGCGCTCGATCGAGTCGGCGCGCAAGGTCACGAGCGAGGGCTACTCGACGCAGGCGCCGCGCGGAATGGTGCGGCTGACGTTCGAGGAGTTGAAGGTCGAGGTGCAGTCGATCCAAGCTGGCCTTGCGAAGCTCTCGCTCGGAGGGCCGCAGTAGTGGCCGCCGGTGATCGGTTCCACGTCGCGCAAGCCGACGGAACTCAGCTCGTCATCGTCGCGACGGACGACGGCATTCCCGTGCGGCAGGCCGACGGCACCGTGATCTACCTCGGGGTGAACCCGTGACCGATCGCAAGCCGCTGGGCCTTGGAACGGTCACGCCGGGTTCTCCCGGGACGGTCGATCAGATCCAAGAGATCCCCGTCACGGACGCGATCGTCGCCGAGCGCATCGTCGATGACGACGGCGAGCTTTGGGTCCAGCGTCGCGACGCGGCGAAGCTCTCGATGCTCAACGCGCGCGGGCCCGCGCAGTACCAGGACTCGCGCAAGGGCTGCGTCATCCTGCACCAGTCGTGGGGCTTCTGGCAGGCCGGCACGATCGTCGATGGCTCGGGCATCGAGACGAATCCCGAGAAGGTTTCGGCCTTCTACCAGACGCGCGTGGCGGGCACGTACACGGGTTCGACGGGGATCGCGCCGATCGCGGGCGACATCGTGACGGGTTCCACCTTGGGCTGGACCGCGCGCGTCGTGAGCGTGAACCTGGGCGCGGGCTCGTTCCTGCTCTCGCTCTACAGCGGCACGGTCGCGGGCGCGGGCGCGGAAGTGCTCTCGACCGGGACCGGCGACTGGACCGGCGTGACGATGATCGCTGGATCGGTCGGAGCGACGACCGGCTACCACGCCGACGACACGGGAGAGAAGGCGCCGTTCATCGACGACGGCTTGATCCTCACCGGCTACTTCAACTGCATCGGGAGCGTCCAGAACGAAGCCTTCCCGGTCAGCGCGCCCTCGATCTGGCGCCGCTTCCCGCTGCAGCCTGAGAGCTACGAGACGTTCTATGTGCCGAACAACGAGTTCGGCGAAGGCGCGATCCTCGAGCTCGTCATGTCGGGCGTGGTGAAGCAAACGACGCCGCACGACTGCGCGCTCTACTTCACGGTGAACATCGGGACGGACCTGTTCCACCAAGCAATCGGTGGCGGGACGCACCCATCGCGGATCACGTTCGCGGTTCCGGTGCCGCCGATCGCGAGCGAGCTGCCGTTCTTCGTGACGATCAAGCTCTCGAGCTACCGCTGCGAGGACCGCACGGAAGGAAACCTCGGGCTGCTCACGCTGGAAACGGACGGCGACGGATGGATGTGGGGATCGTCCGGCGCGGTGCGCGTCGCTGTTCAGCGCGGCTCGGACAAGGTGGTTGATCCCGACGACTTCCCGGGCTTCGACTTCGAGGGCGACGACGACCAATACCCGGAGCACCGCGCCGTCGGCGTGTGGATGGCGGTCGGCACGGACGCTGCGCTCCCGAAAGCCGTCGTCAGCTCGGGCGAGTTCTACGCGACCGTGAGGACGCTTCAAGCGCGGCTGTTCCGCGAAGGGATCGCGTAGCCGATGGCGACCTACAGCAGGAACACCGCGTACGACTACTTCCACTACGCGCCGGAGTATCCGCACGCCTACTGCTACGTGTTCGAGCCGGTCGGCGGGTTCGGCGCGTGGAGCGGACCGCGGCCGATCATGTTCTGGCTGCACCAAGGCGGCTGGGGTCACCCGCACATGGACTACCGCGGGAGCCGCTACCCGGACATCGGCATGTTCGCGGCGACGACCGTGCAAGACGCCTTCCTGAACGGCGGCGCGATCGTCGTCGTCGTCGAGTACCCGCTCGGCTCGAACGTTGAGAAGCCGGGCCAGGTCTACGCGACCGCGAACCGCTACCCGCACATCTGGCTCGCCGCTGCTCGAGCGATTCAGAGGGTCAAGGACGAGTGCGCGCCGGGCGGACGGCTCGACGGACTCGGCGATCCCGACCAATGCTTCGCCTACTCGAACAGCGCGGGCGTCGGCACGCTGCTCATGTCGCAGTGGTGCCCCGAATCGTGGGGCATGATCCCGCGCGCGCCGGGCTCGCAGGTCGCGCTCGGGAGCACGCTGCCGAAGTCGGATCACTACCTGCGCGCGATGATCTGCCAAGGGCCGCCGGGAAACCCGGTGACCGATGACCCGTCGAGGCAAAACCTCGGCATCTACTGCCCGATCATCGTCGCCGTCGCGAAGCCGTGGCGCTACCGGCCGCAGCTCGAGCTGTTCGGCACGATGGTCGGGACGATCGCCGCGGGGGACTTCCTAGAAGGCACTGGCTCGACGACCGAGAAGTGCTACGTCGTCAGCGTCACCGGGAGCGGCGCAGCGACCACGATCGTCGTGAAGCTCCAGCGCGGCGATGCGCTCGACTTGACGGCGGCCGAGACGTTCGAGGTCGAGGACGATCCGACGACGACCTTCGCGCTCAGCGCAACCCCCACGATCCAGTGCGCGTACGGCTGGCTCGAGCTGCCGCAGGCGACGAAGGAAGCCGTCTCGCCGTTCCAGTATTTCGAGCACTGGACCGCCGAGGACAAGGAACGGGTCGCGCAGATCGGCCTGTTCGCGCTGCAGTTCGGGAACCCGTCCGTGCAGTACCGCGCGAGTGACGACGTGCGAGCGTTGATCCCCGGCAAGTTCGGGGCGGACGACGCGCACGACGTCATGTTCCTGGACAACCGCGTCTCGGAGATCGGCTACCCGCCGAACTTCTACCGCTCGCGCTGGGGCGCGGACGCTGCGACGGCTTCGATTGGCTCGGACGAGCAAGTGATCCTGACCGCGAGCGAAACCTCTCCGATCGTGTGCACGACCGACGTGGAGCACGGCATCCGCACCGGCGACACGATCAAGGTCGGCCAAGCGGTCGGCATGACCGGGATGGAAGGGATCTTCACGGCGACGCGCATCGACGCGACTTCGTTCTCCCTCGACGGCTCCACGGGAGTCGGAACGTACGTGGACTCCGGCGTGTGGGCGTTCCACAACGCGAACGGCAACTACTACGACGGCACGGTCCTCGTCACCGAGATGTACGAGTGGGTCCGCGACGTCATCGGGATCGGCCTCGCATGAGTTACGCACTCCTGCAGCAGGCGCCCTCGACGCCGATCCACTGGGTATCGACGGAGTTCCTTGGCCGCTACCAGCGTGTCTCGAATGCCGTGCGCGCGCGCGCGTTCCAGGTGCTCGCGGACATGCTCGACGTGGCGGCTCCGAGCTTCTTCCTCGCGGTCACGTTCGACAACGCGCCCGGCTCGATCACGATGGCGGGCCCGACCGAGCCAATCTCGGCGTTCACGATTGGCTGCGCGGTCAGCGTGCGCTGGAACGACACGGCGCTTCGTGGGACTCCGAACAGGGAGGGCGAGTTCCCCTATCGGTTCTCGGGCGTGCTGGAGATCGCGTTCCTTTCGCCGCGGCGCTTCGGCGATGGCATGGTCACCGAGGCGATCGAATTCGTCGCGGACGATCTGCGCTGGGAGTCCTCCGGCGAGGTGCGGTACGGGATTCCGCAAGTGCTCCAAGGCGCACCTGGGATCGGTGAGGCGAGCCGCTACGCCCGCACGGTCGCGATCCCCTTCTACATCGACGAAGACAACGACGCGCTCCGCGGACTCGTGGGCGGCGCGCTGACGGCGGACACCGATGCCGTCACCGAAGTCTGTCGCACGCGCTTCCGCGACGAAGTGGGCACGCCCAACGGGATCGTCGCGGTCTACGACAACTCCCCCACCGATGCGGCGCTCGCGGTCCCGCACGTCCGCCTCGATGTGCTGTTCGCGGAGAGTGAGCTCGCGAGCCTAGGCGGTGCGTCGAGTCGCTTCCGCGGCATCGGCCTCCTGCAAGCGACCATCTCGATCGCCGCGCACATCGGCGACGCGACCGCGCTCGCCATCGCCGACCTGTTCTTCGATGCGTTCCACGACGTGAACGATCGCGGCGTCCTCTTTCACGCGCCGAGCATCCGCACGAGCGGGCGTTCGGGCTCGCGCTGGCAAATCGTCCTCGACGTGCCCTTCCGGGCGGACATCCAACAATGAGTTCGACAAGCAAACACTCCCTCTACCACAAGGCCGAGAGCACCTACGGGGCGTTCTTCGGCACGATCGGTGGAGCGGCCGGAACCATGGGCGCGGTGGATCACCTCTCGTTCACGATGAACGAGGACATCCAGCGAACGCAGTCGAACTCGATCAATCCGAGTCGCAACCCGCAGGACCAGATCACGGTCGATACCCGCTGCACCGGGCAGATGGGTTTCGAGCTGCGGTATGACTTGACGTGGCTCTCGATCTTCGCGCGCGGCTGGCTGCACGACGTGAACGCGACGGCGCAGGACACGGACACGGATACGACGTACGGGCTGCTCCAGACGACGAATCAACTGACGAGCTCGGACGGCGGCCTGTGCACGGAGATGCCGGTGATCTCCGGCGACTTCCTGCGCGTGTCGGGGTTCTCGACCAATGACGAGGACATGGTTGTCCAGGCGGTCGAGGTCACGATCAGCGGCACGTACACGGCCGAGAACGGCTCGATGACGGCGCGCAGCGGATCGACGGCTGGCGCGACCGTGACGGGCGGGACGAGCGCGGCGACTGGCGAACTGGTCGCGATCGACACCGGCGCGAACACCTACACGATCAAGGTGCTGACGGGCCAATTCGTCGCGGGCGAAGACGTGGGCACGTCGATCGGCGTGAACGACATCACGGTCATCGTCATCTCGACGGCGGCCGCGGTGCTGTCCAACTTCAAGCTGACGACGGAAGCGGCGGGCCTCGACATCACCGTGCGGCAACTCTCGCGCATCCGCCCGGGATCGACGCGCAAGAGCACGAGCTTCGAGAGCTACCAGTCCGACGTCACGAACGACTACAACGTCTGGCTCGGGTGCATGTTCACGCGCATGGCGATGAACTTCCCGGCGAGCGGTCCGATCACCGGAGCCTTCGACATCAAGGGCTCGGAGCGCGTGATCCTGCAGACGTCCTCGCACCTGAACGTGACGGCGCTCAGCGGGAACCCGGTTCTCCACAAGCAGAACGTGAACATCTACATGGGCGGATCGTCGGCGACGCTGACGGATCTGACCGACACGAGCGCGGATGCTACGACGGTGTGCACAACGCTCGCGGCTCACGGGCTCCAGACCGGCGACCTGATCGTCATCTCGGGCAACGCGGACGGCGACAACAATCGCAACTGGCTCGTCACGCGCACGAGCTCGACGACGTTCACGCTGCAAGGCTCGACCGCGCAGACGGCGCAGTCGGGATCGAACGCCGGCCAGTTCCGCAAGCTCAAGATCCGCAAGTCGATCGTCAGCGCGACGTGGGCGCTTGACAACCAACTCCGCGAGGAAACGGAACTCGGCACGGCCGGAATCATCGCGCAGCCGATCGGCACGCTCGCGGTCGGCGGGACGCTGGAGATTTACCACGCGAACCAGTCCGAGCAACTGTCCTACCAGGGCGACGAGTACCTGGGCGTGACGATCATCGCGCAGGAAGTGCAGGACCCGACGCACATCGTCGTGCTCGAGCATCCGCGCATCAAGTATCTGGCGGCGCCGTCGCCGATCGAGCGCAACAACGACTCGCGCGTCCAGAACATCCAGTGGGCGGCGTCGCTCGATCCCGATTGGGGCTTCGCGGCGAGCCTCCACTACTAGGCCGGAATCACCGGCGGAAAGCAGCGTTTCGCATGGCATCCCTGCAAGAGATCGACAGCACGAAGGATCGCGAAGGGGCGTGGTTTCTTCACGCTCACGGATGGTCCGTCAAGGTGCGGCCGATCGACTCTCCAATCGTCGAGGAGGCGTTCCGCGCGGAAGGCGCCGCGTTTCGCGCGCGTGCCGCAAAGGACACGCTGACCGACGAAGACTTCCGCGTGATCGAGACGCGCGTGCTCGCGAGCGCGGTGCTCGCCGACTGGCGCGGCATCGACCAGGCTCCGACCTACGGCGTGGACAAGGCCGTGGAGCTCCTGTCGAACCCGGGGCTGCGCCGCTTCCGGCAATTCGTGAAGTCGTGCGCGATGAACGAGACGGAATTCCTGGCGAAGGCCGAAGCGGCCGCACTGGGAAACTGACGTGCTGGCTCTCCTGGAGACGCAAGTGGGGCGCCGAAGAGTCAGCGCGAGCGAAGGCCCTCGAAGAGGAGGAGCGCAAGCAACGGCGGGCCAATCCATCGTTCCGCATCGCGGACGAGGATCGGATGCCGCCGGAGCCGAAGCTCGATCCGTCGGCAGCTTGGTACCTCGTGGCGTTCAACGCGATCGAGCTGTCGCGCCAGCAGGGTTCGGAGGCTCCGCAGCCGATCACGCTCGCGGAGATCGCGCTCTACATGGACGAGAACGGGATCGCGTCAAGGCGGACGCGGCGCTCGCTCGTGCGCGTGGTGAAGGCGCTCGACATCGTGGCGCTGCGGGCGTGGGCCGACAGGTCGGCTGCACGTCGAGCGCAAGCCGACGCAAAGAAACCGCAGCGCGGGGCGTGATCGCCGGAGGCTCGCCCGATGGCTGACATCTACACCCTCGGCATCGGCATCGACTCCAGCGGCGCGCAGAAAGGCGCGGCGGACTTCGAGCAGGCGGCCAAGAAGATCGTCGGCGACACGCAGAAGGCCGGCGCTGCGACCGTCGGGCTCGCGCGGCAATTCGGCCTCGCGAAGGGCCAGCTCAAGGACTTTGCCACCATCGGCGCGAGCGTCTTCACGGGCGACATCATCGCGAAGGTGCTCGGCTTCGGAAACGTCATGGGGCTCGTGGCAAGCGCCACGACACTCGCGGCGGACGCGATCAAGGAAGCATCGGTCGCGCTGCGCGATGAGCTGTTCCCCGAATGGAAGCGCAGCATCGAGGCGCAGGACAGGTTCCAGGCGTCGCTGGACCGCACACGCTCGCGACTCGAGTCGATTCGTGACGCGATCCGCGGGCGTGGCGAGAGCGTGCTCGGAGCCGGCGGCGAGAACTACTTTGTCTCGACGGCTGGGCTCGGGATGCAGAGCGAGCAGCAGATCGTCCAGTTCATCGAGAAGGCGAACCAGCAGATCGAGGACGCGCGCCGGCGGAACGAAGCGCTCGCGCAACTGCAAAAGCTCACCGTCGGCGGCGCGCAGATCGGCGTTGGCGCGGAATCGCGGACTGATCTTGGCGAGCTCTACCGGGCGCTCGCGGCTGACGCTGGCGCGCTGGCCGATCAACTGCGCCTCGCCGAGGACTCCGAGCGCTCGCGGCTCAGCACCGAACAGCTCATCACGAAGGAACTCGAGCGCCAGTTCGGCCTGGTCGGCGGCGGCGTCGGCTCGGGCAGCCGTGAGGCACTGTCGCCGTTGCAGCAGCACGCGCGCGCCTTCACGGCCGCGAATGAGCGCGGCCAGTTCGCAGCGCTCAGCGCTGGCAATCGCACGGAAGCCTTCGTCGGCGAGCGGGTTCAGTCCGTGCTCGCCTCTGGCTTCGCCTCGATCGCGTCCGCGCTCTCCGGCGGTCCACTGACCGGCCGCAGCGGCGCCGGCTACGACCCGAACGCCGCGGGCGGGACGACGGCGCAGTTCGCCGCGGTGCCGCGTCAGACGCCGGAGCAGATGGCGCGGATCGCGGAGGAGCTCGAGCGCACGAAGATCCTCGCCGGGCAGGTCGGCTACACGCTCGCCGGCGGCTTCGAGGAGGCGATCTACTCGGGCCAGCGGCTCTCCGAGGTCCTGCGGCAACTCGCGCTCGACCTGTCGCGGGTGATCTTCCGCAACCTCGTCACGGAGCCCTTGGGCGCGGCCTTGAGCAGCGGGCTCAGCGGGTACCTCTCGGGCGGGGCTGGCGCTGGCAGCGGGCCGCTCACGCCGATCGGCGGGCAACAGTCGCTCATCGCTGGCGGCGGCGGGCCCCCGCGAGGGTTCCGCACGTCGGAGCGGCAGAACCGCGAGAGCGCGATCCGGGGGGCCTTCTAGTGACCTTCCACGAGAACGCCACGCTGCCCCTGGGCTCCTACGGCAGCGCAGGCGGGCCCGGGCACCTGACGCTCTACCTCGCGTCCAAGGGCGGCTCCCCCTCGCGCGTGGCGCGCTGGGACGGCGCTGCGCGGCAGTACGACGTGCGCCGCGGGATCACGGACGTTCCGACGTGCACCGAGCTCATCGAGTTCTACCTCGCGCGCGAGGGCGGACTCCACGGCTTCCGGTTCAAGGACTGGTCGGACTTCTCGACCGATGCCACCTGGGTCGGCACGCCGGCCTACACGGACGAAATCATCGGCACGGGCGACGGGACCACGACGCAATTCCAGCTCGTCAAGCGCTACACCCAGGGCGGCTCGACGCGCGTGCGCAACATCCTGAAGCCGCTCGCGGGCACCGTCGTCGTCGGCAAGGCGGGCTCGCAACAGACGCTCGGGACGCACTTCACCGTGGACACGACCACGGGGACCGTGACCTTCGCCTCGGCGCCGACGCTCGGGCAGCAGATCACCGCCGGCTGCGAGTTCGATGTCCCGTGCATGTTCGGACCCGGCGCTGACGCGCTCCTCACGATTACGCACGAATCGCTGCTCGCGAAGTCGATTCCGAGCGTGCCGGTGCTCGAGGAAGTGGACCCGTCGATCGTCGTGGACGAGTACCCGTTCGGCGGCGCGTTCGCGCTCACGTTCGGGATCCCGACGCAGATCACGCCCCTCATGGGACGGCTAGCGTCGCTGACGCCGACGGCCGCCGCGGACATCCTGATCCCCGCCGCGTCGCTGCTCCCGCTCGGCGGGCCGCACTTCGTTCTCGCGAACGTCGGATCGTTCACCGTCACCGTCAAGAGCGGCGCGACTTCGATCGGCACGATCGCCGCCGGCGCGACGAAGCACCTCTCCGTCTTCACGATCTCCAGCGCGAACACCTGGAGGCTCTACTAGCCGTGTCGCTCTCGCCGGAATCCTTCGCGGGCGGCGCGCGTGAGCTGACGATCGCGGCGGATACCGTGATCTCTCGCGGCAACGCTTCGCACTGGGCGATCGAGGCGAGCGGCGCCGGGCTCAAGGTCAAGCTCGAGCTGCCGACCGATTGGACGTACCGCGTCGGCTTCCCCGTCTTCATCCTGCACAACAAGGGCGCGACTCACGCATGGAGCCTGTGCACGAATAACGGGACGGTGCTGCAGGCGGTCGCGGTCGGAGCGTACGCGCGCGTCGGGCTCGCGGACTTGGCAGGGCAAGGCTCCTGGAGGGTGTCCTAGGTGGTCACCGTCACGCGCAGTTCAGTCGGCGGGCTCACGGCGAAGAACATCGCCAGCTCCACCAACGCATCGCCGATCGTCGTCACGACCTCGACGCCGCACACGCTGCAATCCGGCGAGCGCGTCTTCGTCACCGGCCACACGGTCAACACGAACGCGAACGTTTCGGGCACTGACGATTGCTGGATCGTAACGGTCCTCTCGCCTACCACCTTCTCGCTCAACGGTTCGACCG